ACGACCACGGTCCAGTTGCCGCCTGACTTGGTCCATGTCATCGGAACGCAATAACCGCCAGGGCATTCGAACACCACCAACGGATTTGTCGCGGCGAATGTAAATGTCGTCTGGTTGCCCTGAGAGCTGTATCGGCTGCCGTCCGAGATCGTGTAAACGAGAAACCCGGCCCACGCCATCGTCTGCGTTATTTTCTGGCGCAGCTGCATGTTGCCCAGGCCAAGGTCGCTATCGATCTGCGCAATGCTTGAGCCGTCCTGCGCGAAGCATTGAAATCCGGCCGGCATCAGTAGACTCCGAAAAAGAGCGTGCCGGCGATTTTGAGATTGTGGGACCCGGCGCCCGGCGAGTACGTCCAACTGATTGTGTTGCCAGAAACCGAAAATATTGGACGGCTTACATCCATGTTGATGAAACCCCATATTTGCAATGGCTGGAACACATACCACGGCGTGCCCGCGCTCAAATTGGCGTTCGTCACGTTGCCGTTACCGCTGCCATCGAGGGCCGCCGACCCTACAAACCGCGGCAAGCGCGACGTGATGTCCACGACCAGATTGCCGGAGGCGTCGAAGCACTGCAGGCCGGCCGCCATTACCAGAGCCCCAAGCGGACGCGCAGCGTGCCGGCGCCGTCGTAGACCTGAACCGTGCTGTCGCTGATGGTCAGGTAGCCGGAACCGGCGTTCGCGCCGTTCATTGTCAGCGTGCCGTTCTTGTCCAGCTTCCAGCGCGGCTGACCGTTCGCGCCGACTGCAGTAGCCTGAATGATGTCGGCGATGTTCCCGTTAGTGATCCATGCCGTGCCGATCAGCGCCTGGCTAATGAACACCTGACCACCCTGCACGACGAATGGCGCGGTGACGGCGGTACCGTTCGGGTCAAGAATTGCAACGCGACTCGCGGAGAGAAGCACCTGCGACTCGATGATGCCGCTACTGTTGTCGACGCCCACGCCGATCCCAGCAATGTAGGTTCGACCATTCGTCGTGATCTGCGTCTTGATCGTATAGGAAGCCGCGACGCGCCCGTTTAAATCGGCATACGAATTGGCGTTCGTCTGAACCGCCGCACTAAGCGTGGTGTTGACGGTATTTAAGTTGGCTTGGACATTGGTGATGCTCGTCGCATTCGCCGAATCGCCATCCACACGAGCCGTCGTTTCAGTCTGGACCGCCGCAGTGAGTGTGCTCGTAGCCGACTGGAACAACGCGGCGGTCGTATCAGTTTTGACAGCGAGAGCCAGATCCGCATCGGCCCGTGCAGAACTCTCTGACCACACACCTGCATAAACCGTGGTCGAGCCGGCGTAGTCACCCGTGGCACCAGCCATGTTCGGGATAGTGATCTGCGCCGAGATTCCATCGATGCGTGTCGTAAGCGCAGCGTCGCCATCGTTGCGCGCCTGGACTTCGTTCGTGATCGCCTGCTGATTTGCTGCCACGCCGGCCGCGAGTCCGGGAATCGCATCGATCGGCGCAAGCAAGTCCTGGCCAAGCGCTGACTTCGTGATCAACCCGGCAAAGTAGGCGTCGTACGCGGCAGCATCTGTACTGCTTGCGCCCATTACGCCGGGATCGCCGGCCGGATACCACGGCCCGATATTCCCAGACGTATCGACCAGGCGGACCCAAAAATAGAACTGCTGGCCGGCCGCCAATCCCATGAGGCTGGCTTTGGCCTGTGGATAAGCATAGTCAGACTGCTTTACTGCGTCGGCACGCGCTGTCGTGCGGCTGTACCAAAGCTCGGTGCGCTGTGTGTCGCCGGCAGAACCATCGGCCGGGAAGGTCCAATTGACATCGATCCCGAAAATCTGCGACACCGTCGTGAGCGACGTAACGGACGGTGGCGGACTGGTCTTGCCAGTTAGCTGCGTCAACACGCCGTATGCGGGGATCGACGTGACACCCATTGCATTCACGGCGCGCACGCGGGCGACGTAACCGCCTTGATAGATACCGTGAACCTCCGCCTGCAGGCCGCCCACGGCATTCATGGGAATCCACTCGCCGTTGTCCTTCTGCCACTCGGGCAAATACGACACCGCTTTGTCGGCTGCGGACCACGCGATCACCATCGTGGTCTTTGAGATACCCTGATCGATCGCCGAGAACGTCGACAACAGAACGTTCGTCGGCGGGGGCTGCACGGACGGCGGAATAACGGTTATCGGTCGCACCTGAATGGCCGCGCCGTTGTCGATCGCCGCGTATTTACCGGGCTCGTACTGCGTGGCATTCACTGTGTAGGTGATTTGCCCGTTGCTGCTGCCCTCTTGAACACTGACCACGCGAAACAACTGCGACGCGAGGTCCGCACTTTCCAGCATCCAGACCGCACCAGGCACCGGAGCAGAGTCATAGGCTGCGGTCAGTGTGATCGTGTCGCCGGCGACCGATTGCACAGTACGCGCTTGCGCGACACCGGACGGCAAGATGGCGGTCAGAACGTCGCCGGCCGCGGCGGCGGGCGCTTTGTCGAGCGTCACCGTTGCGCCCGCAGTCGTGCGCACGCGGCCACCGATCCGGCGGCCCGCCTTTGCCGGGTCTGCCACGGCAATGATCTGGCCAGGCGCGCACAAAGTGCCGTCAAGCCCCACCGCGAACGAAACTGTATTCGTCTCGTACCGGCTAGTGAGCAACGTCCAGAGGCCGAGTCGGTGCGCCTGTCCTTGCGACGTCGTGCCGAACGCCGTGATTTGCGCTTTCGTCACACCGTAGCGCGAGATACCGTCGTCGTCGGAAACATACTCGACCGCCTGCTTGTAGCCGTTCGCCGGGTCGTTCCAACTAATCAGCGAAACCGTATAGCGGGTCTTCAGCGCAGAGCCGACGTAAGTGAAAACTCCACCAACGACGTTCGCCGCGGTGTACACGTAGACCGGATCGGCCGGCATATCCGCGCGTGCTACAACCGAGCCAGGTCCCCAATATGAAATGCCGCGAAAAACCGTCGCGAGATCCTGCAGCACCTTGTACGCGTCAGCTTGCGACTGGATATATGCATTGCACGTGAAGCGCGGTTCTTGTCCGCCCTTCCCGTCAGACACCATCACGTCACAGTAGCGGCCAATATCGTACAGCCCCCACTTATCGACCATTGATGCATCGACGCGCTTCCCCAAGCCGTACAGTCGATTGAGCACAAGATCGTAGAAAACCCACGCCGGATTATCGGTCCACGCCTGCTTAAAGGTGCCGTCCCAAGTGCCCGAATAGGTACGGGCGATCGGATCATAGTTCGTCGGCACACTGATGATGCGCAGGTACAGGTCGAAAGCCCGGGTCGGTACCGAACTGAACGATTGCGCGTCGAACGACAGCCCAAAGAGCGCGGTCATCGGATAGCGCAGCTTCCGGTCGATAACCTCGGTGACAGCCTCGATCGTCGTCGTATCGGCGATCAGCGCGCTGTGAGCATTAGCGGTCAATCTCCGCACGCGCACGAGCCAACCCGTGGCTGCCGTCGGCAACTCGATCCGGATGGTGCGCTCATACAGAGACGTCGTCTTGCCATCGAACGCACCAGCCAGCACCTGAGAATACGACCCGCCATCCGTCGCCAGGTCGATCGCGTATTCGATGCGATAGCCGGTAATGTCACCAGTTGTTGCGTTCGAGCTTTGCAGCGCAGGCAATCCGATCCGGATGCGAACGGCGGTGAGCTGCGTATTCTGTATCTGGTGGACCCAAGGCGCATCGGATGTCAGCGCCACGCTGATGGCCGTCTCGTTCTCCACGGCAGGGAAACCGGGCATGAACGTCTGGTCTTGCGTGCCGAGCCGGTAATCGACGGTGTAGTTCGTGAAGTTCGTCGAGCCGTCCGAGTTCTGGATCGGGGTATCGTTCAGATAGACCGATTGCAGTCCGTTCACAAGCCCCTGAATCGGCCCCTCGGAAACAATGTCAAGAATTCGGGCGGTCGCACGGGAGTGCAAGCTGTCAGGGGATTGCGTGGGGCCGCTAGCGGTACCGCCTCCCTTCGATCCAGAAATTCCGCGCATTAGGCTTGATCCTCGGCAACGATCGCCGAACTGCCCACCTTTGAGCCGACCCGCATGCGGCCGTAGCCGATCGGCACGCAATCGCCTTGCGCGCTGCTGTTCACGGCGCCGTTGAAGTAATACGAGGTGCCGTTGTTCGGGCCGCTGTTGGACGCAAGGCCGCTTTGCTGCGGGCTCAACATCTGCACGACGCCGCCCAACGCCATCGACGCGCCGATGCCGATCAGGAAGCCGCCCCCGAACTCGCTAGTCACGACGCCGACAACCGCCAGCGCGGTGCCCAATATCGTCTGAAACAATCCGGCGTTTTTGCTGCCGAGGATCACCGGCGCAATGCGGATCTCTTCATCGCCGACCGGATGCACCAACTCTTTTTCGTTCACGTTGCGCTTGCCGATGAACACCGCAAACGTCAATCCGTTGTCGCGCGCGTTCATCATGAATTTTTCGAATCCCGGCACGATCACCCGCAGCGCGCGCAGCGCCTCGGCGGCCGACAAGACTGCCAACCGATGCACGCGGCCGAATTTCGTGCCAGCGACCCCATAGAGGCGAATCGTGCGAAGCTTTTCACTCACGTCTTTTCTCCTACGTATCGAAGCACGCCGCGCAGGCAGTGCAGCCACATGCCGCCCCACACCGTGCGGCCTGACAACTGCCCGTGCATGTGGTGGATGAAAACTCCGTCGCCTAGGTAGACGCCCGCGTGATTCGGCACGCCGTTTTTGCTCCGGATTTGCATCAGCAGGACGTCGCCGATTTCCAGCTCGGCGTCGGGGCCTAGATTTTTGAATCCGGCCGCCTGGTAGTTGTCGACGTAAAGGCTCGATACGCCGTCCTCCCACCAGCTATCCTTCCGTTCAAAATCCGGCAGCGTCACATCGCGCTCGAGGCGATACCAGTCGCGCACGAGCGTGTAGCAATCGAGCACGCCGTGCGAAAACTCGCGGCCGAGCAACGGCGGCACATAACCGCTGGGCGAAAACTCACACCAGTCGTCGATAGCGATCTCGCCGCCGGCCTGAACGCCGAGCGCGACGATGATCCATTTTTCGACACCGCTGATTTCGCACATGGCCCTGTCGGTCATGCTCGGGCGAGCTGCAGCGCCGGGATGCGAATGCACGACGGCGGCCACCGGCCCAAGGTCTTCGGCGGCGGCATAGTCCTGCGGCGACATCGCGAAATGTTCCGCCGGCTTTTCCGCGGTGTTCCGGCACGGCACATAGGCCTCGCAGCCATCGTGAAGCACGATCAGTCCGCAGCACTCGCGCGGGTATTCCGCGAGCGCGTGTTCCGCGATCGCGTTCTTTGTCGTTTCGTTCATTTTTTTACGACAGGGTGTCGCTCAAGAACCCGCCGAACGGCAGCGGCTGATTGACACCGAAACGGCACTCGCATCCGCTGGTTTTCATGCTGCAGCGATCAAGCGCCGGATCGGTGGTCGATACATCTTTGATCGTGAAGTAAGCCGTGCCTGTGTATCCGCAATTCGCATCGCGATACTTAAACTGGCAGGTGCTGGCAATCTGGCGTGCCGGTAACTGCTGGCCTCCAAAATCCAACGCCGACGCCAGTGAGAAATCGACCTGCACGTTCGTTTCGCTCGTCTTCTGCTCGATGTACCAAAGCTCCGGCGCCATTTCTTCGCCCGGGTCAGCAGTCGGATTGCCGCCGGGGAAGTTGACCGCGTCGAGGTACTTCGAAAGCGTGCGGTGACGCGTGACACGCGCGCCGACCATATCCGAGAGAAACACGCACAGCGCCGAGATGGTGCCGCTGGTGTTCGCGACGGACAGCGTCGGCGTCGGCTGCTGTGCAGCAGACGTGTGCTCGAAACCGTTGCCCTGAATCGACCACGGCTTATATTCGTTGCCCTGCCAAAAAATAGACGCCGATTGCATGTGTCCGTGAAAGCGCAGCATGTCGCCGCCGATCGCCGTGCAGTCAACCTCGAATAGCTCGATCAGCGCGCCCGGCTCGAGCGATTGAATATCTGCTGTGATCGGCATTACGAGACCTGCTCAATCGCGAGCATGTTAAAGCCGCCATCCGGGGACATGTAGAAACCTAGCGTTGCGGTAATTGATATGTATAAGGTAGTTCCCGCTCCCATCGACACGTAGCGGTCGATACCGAAGTTCCAGTACGCCTGAGCCTGTGCCGGTGCGAAAGTGCGTTGGTGTCCTAGAACAGTCCCGGATCCAGTATTTAGGAATACGTCGATGTAGTCGGTAGAGCTATAGCCAGATGCCCATGCCCACCGCGCAGTTACTTTGAACACGCCTGCGGATGGCGTTGAAAAGGTGTTGCTACCATTCCATGAACCTACAGCGTCGTAACCTGCTGCCCCGGGTGCGTAGATGGTCTGTGTGTTCGCGCCGTAGTCAATACGGGCATTGTTAATAATAACCATTGCCTTGCCTGCCGCATCATTCTTAAACGCCGCCCGCGCAACGGCTGTACTTGGGTAAGTAGGTGCATTCGTGAGTACGGTGTTAGCTAACGTAGCAACCCCGGTTACTGCTAATGTGCCGCCGACCGTTTCGTTTCCGAGCACCGAGCAGTTACCCTGCACCACTTCGTTGGCGCTGTTCGTGCGACCACGCATCGCGCACGTCCAAGCATGCACGCCGTCCGTATCCATCAATGCCGACTCGCCAGCGGCCAGCGTCGTCAACGCGATTGTGTCGCCCGAGCCGGCCGTAATTGCAAGCGTGACGAGCGTCGCGCCGACGTTGCGCAAGTGAATAACGCCGTCGGCAACGCACGTTGATGCAGTGGGCAAATTAATAGTGCCGGACGCTGCCAGATTGATATTGACGCGCTTGCCCAGGTGATTCGCCGCGGTGAGTGCCTGCGCCGCCGTGAGCGTCGTCGCAAAGCTCGACAGAATCGCTTGCGTGTTCAGGACATCAACGTTCGCGTTCATCTTCGTGCTGGCGGTGCGCACGGGATCCCCATCGACGGCGGCCGGTGGCGTGCCGAGGACGATTTTTTGAAGTACGGTCATTTTTAGGGTGCGAAGGTTTGAACGAACGTTGCAGTGACGGTGTAGGCCGCGCCGTCTTTTGTCGGCTCGGAGTACGTCTCACAGGTGAACAGCAATTGCGTGCGCAGCAGCGGCGTCCAGTAAAACGCCGTTGCACCGGCGTGTGCGTCGAGAAAAGCGAGAATCGCGGTGATGGTTGCCGCGCTGTCAATGAATTGCAGGTTGAACGACGACGAACGGTTATTGATCCCGTCGACTACCCGCTGCGCATATCCGTCGCCGAACTGCGCCTTTCGAGTGATCAGCTTCGCAGTGCCTGACGACGACGCGACAGTAGGCGTCCAAATAAAGATGTCTGCCATTACGCGATCCCGTTCTTCATTTTCCAGAGCACACCGCCTTGCTTGCGCTCATTCTGAAGAAGGGCCTGTAGGGTTGCCTGAATCTTGTTTTGCAGTTCGGCGCCGTTGCTCTGGTTGGCCGACGCGCTTGTGCCGCCATCGACAGTCACGGGCGCATTGACGTTAATGTCGCCTCCGGAGCTGCTGGAGGTAATCGCATGGTTCGGCGTGATGGTTCCCGATGCGCCAGGGTTGAACAACTCCGGACCTTTCTCGCCCACGAGATAAGTCGTGCCGGCACTCACCGGGCCGCCGCTCGCGCGAGCTGGAACCGTGCCCCATCCGCCCGTATTCGAAATCAGATTGTCGAGCGAGTTGCCGCTCTGAATATTTGCGGTGGTCGTCGCAAAGCCATTGCCAAAATAGCCACCGATGGCGCCGATTGCAGTACTGAACAAGCCTGAAATCGCGGCACGCGCCTGCATGCGAATGATGTCGGCAATGATGCTATCGGCCAGGCCCTTGAAGCTAAGCTTTCCCGTCGTCGCGAAAGTAACAAGCGCGTCTTCCATGCCCTTGAAACCGTTCTGGAAGGCCGTTGCAGTCGATGAAGCGACATTCGCCGCGCTATCGGCATAGTCAGCCACCGCCCGGGAAGCGCCCGTCGTCCAGTCTTTATTCGCAGCAAGAATATCCGCCGAAGACTTCTGAGCGATCGACACCGACGACTTGTAATAGTCCTGCGTCGCCTTCAGCTCAGCGTTGTATTGATCCTGACCGATTCGGTTCTCGCTCAGCGACTTCTTTAGAGCAGCGCTCTTCTTATCGTAGTCCTCCATGAGCTTGATCTGCGTATCGAAATCCGCTCGATCATTGGTGCCCATGCTAAGCCCAGCAAGCTTCGTGTCGGCGGCCGTCTGCTGCGTCTTCAACTGTTCCGTGAGGCCGTCCGTATACACCTGAACCGCGTCCAATTCCTTTTTCGACATCTTTGCGATGTCATCGCCAAATTTTTGATAGTTCGCGGTCATCTGCTGCTGCAGGCGCTGGATGTCGTCGGCGTACTTTCGGTATGCCTCCGTGTTTTTCTTGCCCTTGGCGAGATCTTCCTGCTGCTTGTCGATGTCTATGCGCTTTTGCAGTGCGGTCTGCTCAGCCACGTAACTTTGAGCAAGAGCTTCCTGCTCACTGATAACGCCCTCTGACCGAAGCGCCTTGATGTGCGCGAGTGACGACCGGGTCGCATCCTCGATCATCTTTTGCTGATTAGTCAGATCCGCGATACTGGCATTGATGCCGTTGTCACTCGTTTTTGCTTTCGAACCCTTCGGGTCCTTGTACTTCGCATTTATCTTTTCCTCATCCGCCAGCTGCTGGTCGGTACTGAGGCCTAGCGGAGTCGCAATTTTGTCGATATAGCTTTGAATCTCCTTCGCGCGCTTGTCCGCAGGGGTCGCAAACTGCGTGTTCCAAGTGTCGTACGAGTGCTTCGCATCGATCAATTCCTGCTGCTGCCGTTCCTGCCGCGCTTTGTCCTGAGCAGCTTTGATCGCGGCGTCACGCGTAGCGATCGCCTTTTGCAGGTCCGATTCGTCTTGCGTATCCCACTGCCCGCGCGGACTACGCGCAGCCTTGTTTGCCTCCATGCGTGCAACGATTTCGCCCGGGCCGGCTGCGGCACCGAACGAGCCTACGGCTTCGATCGCGCCGTTGATCATGCTCTTGATGTCGCGCCAGCCGGCGAGAATGATGCCCTCGTTCTTGGCAATTTCCTTGGTGCGATCATCCATCGCCTGCGAAAACGCATCGACGGCGACCTTCGCTGCGCCTGTCGCATCGCCCTGCTTCTCTAGCGCGGTGATCTGGTCATAGGTGGCAGCGGTCAGGTAGTGATACTGGTCATTAAGCTTTACGGATGCCTTGACCGGATCTTCTGCGAGCTTGGTGAAATCATCCACCATTTGCTTGACCGACACGCTGGTGTAGGTCGCAGCATCGGCCGCCGTCCTACCAAGGTTCGCAATCTCTTCGCCGGTAAGCCGACCGGTTGCAGCAAGTTCCGTGACGGCAGTCGCTGCCGTGTTGAACGTAGCTCCGCCGGCGGTCGCGGCGCTTGCCATGTTGCGAAGCTGCTCCGACGTCACCCCGGCGTAGCCACCGGTCAAGGCGAGCGCTTCGTTCATCTTCGAATTCTGCTCCGCCACCAAAAACATGGAGGCTCCGACCGCCGCTACCGACAGGGAAAGCGGATTGAGCAGTAGGTCGAGTGCGCCAGCGAGCGATAGGAACCGCGTGAATGAACCGGCAAGCTTCGTATAGTTTCCGTTCGATGCCTCCCGGCCCAACACCATGAGTTCGGCCGTAGCGCCGGAGGTTGCGCCAGCAGCGCCATGCGCAGCCGCGGCGCCTGTGGCATACGTCGCCGCCATTTTCTCGCCAAGTGCAATCTGCTGCTTGCGCAGCTCAATTTCCTTGGAGATGGCCGAGATCTGCGCAACCTCGGCCTCCGTCATGCCGGCCATCTGCGCGTCGTACACGGCCATTTCAGCTTCGGTCGCGGTAAGCGCCGTGAGCTGTCGCCCGAGCGCTTCCGTGACCTTTGCGGCACTTGTGCTTATCGCCGTGGATGCGGCCTCAAATTGGGCTGTTACGGCTGCTTGCGCCACTGCGGCTGCTTCCGCCGACGCCGCAATACCCGAATTTGCCCTCTCGGTTACAGCCGCCGCGGCGGCCATTGCCTCGACGCTTGCCGCATAGCGATCGGTCACAATCGTCTGATCGTTTATCGCGGTCGAGGCGGCAACCGAAGCGTCGACCATCGCCGCGATACGGGCCGTGGCTTGCGCCTCGCTCTCTCCCATTGCCAAGGCAGAAGCGCCAGCACCCTGCATGGCAGTCTGCGCCTCCCTGATCTTGTCGATAAGGGGTTGAGCCGTCGCAGAGACGCCTAGCTGGGCGGCCTGCAACTCAAGCAACGACGAACGCGGCAAGCCAGCAGTATCAGCAAGCTTCGTGAGCGACTGCATGAACGTGTTGATCTTACGCGTGCTCGCGTCGCTGCCATTTGCAACGGCCTCCTCGATGGCAGCCTGTGCCGCCTGGGTGCGGCGAGCAGCCGCGTCCTGCGACGCCATGAACGCCTCGGCGCTGCGCTTGGCCTTATCCAACTCGGACGTGTAGCCGGTTGCATCGGCAGATACGCGAACAACGGTTTCATTGGCCATTGCTAAATTCCGCTGCCTTGGTTTGGATCACTTCATTAACCGCATCGGCTGCCGCCTGTTTTTTTGCCTCATACGCAGGGCGCAAGAATGGCCTGGCGCTCATCTTCGATGTGCCGTACTCGAGGAATCGACCGTAGAAAGCATCCTTGCTCCACGTCACGAGATACGAGGCGAGCTTTCCATCGACGGATCGCTCTTTGTCGTAAGCAACGATGATCGAGTTTTTGAGCGTTCCAGGCGCATGCGTGGACCCTTTGCGTTCGTAGACCGCATCGCCGACCGGCGCGCGCAGCTTCACTTCATCAAAGATCACCCGGGCGCCGGCCACGGCAGCCTGACGTAACACCGACTCGCTCGCGATGTTGTCGAGCGCGCGCAGGCTATCCGTCAATGCCTGGGAGTTCTCGACAACAAATGTGCTGCGCGCCATTACCCTTCCTTATTCGGGAACATCATCGACAGAACGAGATTTGCTTGCGCGTCCGGGTCATCCAGCAGCACCGGTTTCACGTCTTCGGTCTCCATCTGGTGCAGCTCATTCCAGGTGATGAAGTCCAGCGGCCCGAATGGCTCCGATCGCACCTTGGTATCGCGATTGATATTCGCAAGCATCGATGCGACCGTGCCGGCGCGAAGATCGTCGTAATGGCTGCCGCGCCGGTCCAACTGGTACGAGGCCATGTATTCGACGAATTCCGAGCTGGTGATTCGCTGCTGGAGCTCCCTTACTGGGATACCGAAGTCGATACTGAGCTGGAGCCAGAATCGCCGCTCGGGGCGGCCGCGGAGTTTTTTACTGCGTCCTCCACCGCGGCCGGGGCCATGCCATTCAGCTTCACGGCAACCGCGACAATGCGATCCATCGCCACGCTGCTTTGCGCCCGGAGGCTCGCAACGTCCGATTCATCCAACACCAGCGCGCCGGTTTCGTCCACTACCGTAGCGAGCAGCAACGAAGCCTGAGATTCGCTGATCGGCGGCTTGGCCACAGCTTCTTTCTTGGCGTAAAAGACGTCGCGCGATAGGCCCGACATTTCCGAGACGAGCACGGTCACGCCGTCGCCCCATTCGGGAACATCGACGGATTCGGTCTTCAGATGAACTGCGCTGAGGATTGCTGCTTTCGTATCTTTCGTGAGAATGGGCACGTGAATTCCTGTTGGTGTGTTGAGGGGTTAAACGGAGCCGCGGATTACGCGTAGACCACATCTCCGGTGATACGGATCGACACGCCGGTGACCTTCAACACCTGGTCGACGGCACCATCGAGCGGGCTGTTCTTCACGTAGCCCGAGAAGGTCGCGGTCTTGGCGTTCGGCAACACCAACTTGAACGTCTTTTGCGTTCCCGCGCGCTTTGCAGCGTCGCAGGATTGCTGCCCAGCGTCCGTGAAGTCCTTGTTCACGTCGAACGTGAAGTGGCCGAAATCCTGAATGCCGAGCAGGAATTCTTTCGCAACGCTCGACATATTCGTCGTGTCAATTTCATTGGCCTGGCCGTCGAAGCCCTTGAAAGTCAGCAGGTTGCTGATCTGCGTCCACAACGACGGGGTAGCCGTTCCACCATTCGTGTAAGCGGCGCCCCCGGTCGTGTCAACGTCGACAGCGTAGGTGTTGAGCGTCACGTTTTTGACGACGAGCGTCAGGCCGTTGAGTGTGGTATTGCCGGCCAGTGCAGCGAACGCAACAACATCGCCGTTGCTGAAACCGTGAGCTGCCGACGTGACGATGGTCGGATTACCGAGCGCGAGACCGGTGATATTCTTGGCCACGCCAGCTGCGCCAGAGATAGAAAGCGTCGATCCCTGAGCGGAAATCGCGGTATTAGGCATTTTCAGACCTCACAAATGAAAAACCCGCTCAGGGCGGGGGTGGTGAAAGTAAAAAGAAGTGGGTTGAGACGGTGTTACGGATAGAACCAGATCGAGAAGTCCTCGCGTGATCCATAAAGCTTCGTGTCCGGTTCGTACGTGCTGACCGGTGCACCAATGTTGGTTGCCCTGATGGGCGCGCCGGTAAGGGCCGCGATCGCGCTTTGAATCAGATCCTTCGCCGCGTCACGCGTATCAGCCCACGCGTT